AATGCAAGTTGGATCTACTGCTGGTAGTAAAGTTATTCGCCAAACCAAGAATGTGATGAGATACATTCCTGGTAGAGGTGCAACTCTTGCATTTGCAGTTCGTCTTGATACTCCACAGGTAGGTATTCGTAGAAGATTTGGATTGTTTGATGAAAATAATGGTGTTTATTTTGAGGATGATGGGGGAACATATTCTTATGTAATCCGCAGTAGTGTAACTGGAATTACCACAGAAACAAGAGTATACCGAGATGATTGGAATGGTGAGAAGTTTGATGGAAATGGTTGGACTGGAGTAACTGCAGATCCAACATTACAACAAATGATTTCCATCAATTATGAATGGTATGGTGCAGGTATCGTTCAATTTAATTGGTTGATGAAGAATGAGACTGTTGCATCTCATACTTTTGATAATTCAAATACCAATCCAGGAGTTTGGTGTTCTACTCCTTTCTTGCCTATTAGACTTGAGATAGAAAATGTAACTGGTGTTGCAGGAACTCATTATCTTTATCAAGGTTCCAATTCTCTTATTCAGGAAGGAGAACCAGAAAAACTTGGAACTCTTTTGAGTATCTCAAATCCCATCACAGGGACAACGATGGCATCCGCAAATACATATTATCCAATTATAAGCATTCGTTTAAAATCTAATAATCTAACTGGTGTAATGCTTTTGAGATCATTACAGGCAGCAACTGATGACAATACGAATGTTTATTGGCAACTTCTACAAAATGCAACACTGACTGGAGGAACTTGGGTAAATCATCCCGATCCAAACTCTTTTATGCAGTATAATATCACTCAAACTGCAGTATCTGGTGGAGATGATCTTTTGAGTGGTTTTGTAATTAATGGTAGTGGTGCGTTAGTTGATCTTGATGTTAGAGCAGCACTTCAGTTAGGTAGAAGTGGTATTGGAACAATTAGTGATACTTATACACTTGTTTGTGCATCTCCCAATACCAATAAAAAAGCACTTGCAGTATTAAATTGGATTGAACAGAGGTAAATTATTATGAGTGAAGTCTATTTGGGGAACCCAAACCTTAAGAAGGCAAATACACAAATTGAGTTTACAGAAGAACAAATTATTGAGTTCTTAAAGTGTAAAGAAGATCCTGTATATTTTGCAAAAAATTATATTAAAATCGTTTCTCTGGATCACGGTCTTGTTCCTTTTGAGATGTATCCATTTCAAGAGAAACTTGTAAAGAACTTCCACGAGAATAGATTTAATATTTGTAAGATGCCTCGCCAGACGGGTAAATCTACGACTTGTGTTTCATATTTGTTACATTATGCTGTATTCAACGACAATGTTAATATAGCTATTCTAGCAAACAAAGCATCCACGGCAAGAGACCTTCTCGGAAGACTACAACTTGCTTATGAGAATCTACCTAAATGGATGCAGCAAGGTATTATATCGTGGAACAAAGGATCTTTAGAACTGGAAAATGGCTCCAAAATTTCATCTAACTCTACTTCATCATCTGCTGTCCGAGGCGGATCCTATAATGTCATCTTTCTTGACGAGTTCGCTTTCATCCCGAATCACATTGCTGATGACTTCTTTGCCTCTGTTTATCCTACTATTTCTTCTGGACAAAGCACGAAGGTAATTATCGTTTCTACACCACGCGGTATGAATCACTTCTACCGTATGTGGCATGACTCTGAGAGGGGCAAGAACGAATATGTCCCCACAGATGTTCATTGGTCTGAAGTTCCTGGAAGAGACGAATACTGGAAGCAACAAACAATCGCAAATACTTCAGAACAACAGTTTAAGGTTGAGTTTGAATGTGAATTCTTAGGATCTGTTAATACACTGATCAATCCTTCAAAATTAAGAAATCTTGTTTATGAAGATCCAATCAAACGAAATGCTGGTCTTGACATATATGAGCAACCTAAAGAGGAGAATAATTATCTAATCACAGTTGACGTTGCTCGTGGATTGGGTAATGACTATTCGGCATTTATTGTCTTTGATATTACCGAGTTCCCGTATAAAGTCGTTGCCAAATATAGGAATAATGAAATCAAACCAATGCTATTTCCAAGTGTAATTCACGAAGTAGCAAAAGGATATAATGATGCTTGGTTATTAATTGAGGTTAATGATATTGGAGATCAAGTCGCAAGCATTCTTCACTTTGATCTTGAGTATGATAATGTTTTGATGTGTGCGATGAGAGGTCGTGCTGGACAGATTGTAGGTTCTGGATTCAGTGGAAAGAAATCTCAACTCGGTGTAAGAATGACCGCAGCAGTTAAAAAGTTGGGATGTTCTAACCTAAAGACTTTATTGGAAGATGATAAGTTATTAACTGTAGATTATGAAATCATATCAGAGTTAACAACCTTTGCTCAGAGACACAATTCTTTTGAGGCAGAAGAAGGTTGTAATGATGACCTAGCAATGTGCCTTGTAATTTTCTCTTGGTTGGTAGCTCAGGACTATTTCAAAGAAATGACGGACAATGATGTTCGTAAGAGAATTTACGAAGAGCAAAAAAATCAGATTGAACAAGATATGTCACCATTTGGATTTATTCAAACTGGTTTGGAGGAGGCAGATAGTTTTGTTGATAGTGATGGAGATAGATGGCACCTAGATGAGTATGGAGATCGCTCATATATGTGGGATTATCTCTAATGGATTTTGATGATCAGATAGAATTAGAACATATATTATTCTCTGATAGAAAATGTAGAGTATGCGGTAAAGTTAAAAACTTAATTAGTGATTTTTATTTGACTCGTAAAGGTAGAGCAGTTTTTCTTTCCGCATATTCTTATGAGTGTAAGGACTGTACTAAAGTAAGAATTTTAAGTAGAAGAAGAAAGATAAAAGAAGGAAAACCTTTTCTTGAATGGGAATATCCTGACTGGTAGATTGTTCACGCACCATTTCCCCATTTAAAATAACCTTTTTAATAAATATTTCTAGAATAATTCTGAACTAGACGGAGAATTAAGATGCCGCTAAATTTAGCATCTCCTGGAATTGTAGTAAGAGAAGTTGATTTAACAGTTGGTAGAATTGACCCAACCTCCGATGCTGTTGGGGCAATTGTAGCGCCTTTCGCAAAAGGTCCTGTAGACCTACCTATTTTAGTAGAGAATGAGGCAGACTTACTTCAAAATTTTGGAGAGCCTTATCCAACAGACAAGCATTATGAGCATTGGATGGTTGCTTCTTCATATCTTGCTTATGGTGGATCACTAAGAGTTGTAAGATCTGATGATACAGACCTAAAAAATGGATTTGCTGGAGCAGCATCTAGCATCAAAATCAAGAGTCTGGACGATTATAACAATCTTGGTTATGATGAAAATACCATTAGTGGTGTAACAGTAGCAGCAAGAGATCCTGGATCTTGGGCAAACGGTGTCAAAGTTGCTTTAATTGATGCCAAAGCAGATCAGATTCTTGTTGGAGTATCAACCAGTGCTGGTTTACCAAACATTCAAGTTGGTTATGGTGTAACACAGGCAATCAGTTCAACTCTACCTGGTGCTGGAACAACCTCAACACTTGATGGTTATCTAAAAGGTGTCATCACGCAAATTAGTGGTACTAACGCATACGTAAAGGTTCTTTCTCATGTATCAGCAGCAGGAACTGAAACTACAGTAGATTATCAACCATCTGGAGTTTATGCTTTCTCTGGATCTGGATCTGTTGCGATTCACACCAACGGACAATCAACTGCTGCTGGAACAACCTCATATACTGCTCAGCAAGATTGGTTTGATCAACAATCAATCGCACTTTCAAACAACACCACGATTGCTTGGAACACAATTGCCGACAGACCTTCCACATCATCATTCGCAGCAGCAAGAAACGCAAGATTTGATGAAGTTCATGTTGTTGTAATTGATGACAAAGGAACTGTAAGTGGAAATGCTGGAACAATTCTTGAGAAGCATTTGAGTCTTTCAAAGGCATCAGATGCCGAATTCTCTGTAGGATCACCATCTTATTGGAGAAAGTATCTCGCATCAAACTCACAGTACATCTTTGGTGGTTCTCAACCAACAGGTATTGTAACCACTGGATTTAGTTCAGGGTTCACACTTACTACAGACAGTGGATGGGATCAAGATACGGATTCAATTATTTTTGGAGCGACTGGGGCAAATACCCTCACTCTTGCTGGTGGTAAAAACTATAATGGTGGTACTGATATTACAGTCAGTGGATCACTAACCTCAACTATTGGTAATCTTTCAACTGGATATGATCTCTTTGCTAATAGTGAAGAGTATGAAGTTGATTTCCTCTTAATGGGATCGGCAAATTATGTCAAAGAAAGTGCTCAGTCACTTGCTAATAAACTAATCTCAGTTGCTGAAGAAAGAAAGGACGCAGTTGCCTTTATTTCTCCATACAGACTCGCTTTCTTGAATGATTCAACCGTTGGATCAGTAACTGTAAACTCTGCTGCTGATATTACAAATAATGTAATCAGTTTCTACGCACCAGTTACATCGTCATCTTATGCGATCTTTGATAGTGGTTATAAGTACATGTATGATAAGTTTGCCGATACATTTAGATATGTCCCTCTGAATGGTGATATTGCTGGACTATGTGCCAGAAACGATATCAACAACTTCCCATGGTTCTCACCAGCAGGAACAACCAGAGGTGCTATTCTTAATGCCGTTAAACTGGCATACAACCCAAGCAAAACTCAAAGAGACAGACTGTATTCTAATAGAATCAACTCAGTCATCTTTACTCCTGGTTCTGGAATCGTTCTCTTTGGTGATAAGACTGGTCTTGCTAAGTCATCGGCATTTGACAGAATCAACGTTCGTAGATTGTTCATCTATCTGGAGAACGCGATTTCTGCTGCTGCTAAAGATCAGTTGTTTGAATTCAACGATGAAACCACAAGATCAAACTTCGTAAATATTGTTGAACCTTTCTTACGTGATGTTCAAGCAAAGAGAGGTATTCAAGACTTTAGAGTCATTTGTGATGAGACAAATAACACAGCAGCAATCATAGATAATAATGAATTTGTTGCTGACATCTTCATCAAACCTGCTAGATCTATTAATTTCATTGGATTGACTTTTGTCGCCACCAGATCTGGTGTATCATTTGATGAAATCATCGGAACCGTTTAATTCAACTAGAGGAATCTAACAATGGCATTAAGAACAATTTCAGACTTTAAAGCTAGACTAAAAGGTGGCGGTGCCAGACCGAATCTATTTGAAGTTGAGTTAGTCTTCCCTACTCAAGTTGGAGGTTTAACGGGAGCAAGTAATGATCTGGCAAATTTCCTGGTCAAAACTGCCGCTCTTCCAGCATCAAACGTTACTCCAATTGATGTAGCATTCAGAGGAAGAATTTTAAAGATTGCTGGTGACAGAACATTTGATACTTGGACAGTTACAATTATTAACGACACTGATTTTGCTATTCGCCATGCTTTTGAAAACTGGATGAACAAAATTAATAATGTTGAAACTGCTCAGGGTCTAACCACACCTGGAGATTATTATGCTGATGCTCTAGTTCATCAACTAGATCGTGACGGAGAAAAGTTGAGAACATACAAATTCCATGATGTTTTCCCAACAAATGTCTCCCAAATTGATCTGTCATATGACACGACAGACACGCTTGAAGAGTTCACTGTAGAACTTCAAGTCCAGTGGTGGGAAGCAATTAGAGGAACTGCCGCTGGCGCAGGTGGCGATAACATCAACTAATAAATAGATAAGACGGTTTTAAATTTATAAAATGGCAAAACTTTTTGGATTTTCTATTGATGATGCTTCTAAAAAACCGGATTCAATAGTATCCCCCGTCCCCAAAAGTAATGAGGACGGGGTTGATTATTTTGTTCAGTCTGGTTTTTATGGTCAGTACGTAGACATTGAAGGTGTTTACAGAACTGAATTTGATCTGATGCGTCGTTATAGAGAAATGGCGCTTCATCCAGAATGTGATGCTGCGATTGAAGATGTTGTCAATGAAGCAATTGTCAGTGATCTTTACGATTCTCCAGTTGAAATTGAACTTACAAACGTAAATGCAAGTGATAATTTAAAAAAGAAAATTAGGGAAGAATTTAGAAATATCAAAGAAATGATGGACTTTGATAAAAAGTCCCATGAAATTTTTAGAAACTGGTATGTTGATGGAAGACTTTATTATCTAAAAGTGATTGATATAAAGAATCCTCAAGATGGGATCAAGGAGATCAGATATATTGATCCCATGAAGATTAAATTCATAAGACAAGAGAAGAAATCAAATAAGTCTAATGGACTAGCACCTTACCAAAATCCAAATGAACCACTGGATTTAGTAAAGGGTGTATATCCAGAACTTGAGGAATATTATCTCTATACTCCAAGACCAAATTATCCAACAGGAACTTTTTCTTCTTCAGCAAGCACTAAAGGTTCTATCAAAATTGCTAAGGACTCTATCACATATGTCACTTCTGGACTATTTGATAGAAACAAAGGAACTTGTCTCTCATATCTACACAAAGCAATTAAAGCACTCAATCAATTAAGAATGATTGAGGATTCTCTTGTAATTTATAGACTATCAAGAGCACCAGAAAGAAGAATTTTCTATATTGATGTAGGTAATCTTCCAAAAGTAAAAGCAGAACAATACCTCAAAGAGGTTATGTCTCGCTATAGAAATAAACTTGTTTATGATGCGAACACTGGCGAAGTTCGTGATGATCGTAAATACATGAGTATGCTTGAAGACTTTTGGCTTCCAAGAAGAGAAGGTGGTAGGGGAACTGAAATCACCACTCTTCCAGGTGGTCAAAATCTAGGTGAACTCACGGACGTTGAATATTTTCAGAAAAAACTTTATAGATCTTTGAATGTTCCAGAATCCAGAATTGCGAGTGATGGTGGATTCAATCTTGGACGTTCTTCTGAAATTCTAAGAGATGAACTTAAATTTGCTAAATTTGTTGGCAGATTGAGAAAGCGTTTTGCGAATATATTTGGTGATATGTTGAGAACGCAATTGATTCTCAAAAACATTATCACACCAGAAGATTGGGATCAAATTAATGATCATATTCAATATGATTTCTTGTATGATAATCAGTTTGCTGAACTGAAAGAGTCTGAAATGTTAAATGAAAGACTTGGATTGGTTGCTACAATGGAACCTTATATTGGCAAATACTTCTCAGTTGAGTATGTTCGTAAAAGAGTTCTTCGTCAGACTGATCAAGAAATTATTGATATTGATGACCAGATTGAAAGAGAGATAAAAGATGGTATTATTCCAGATCCATCTCAAATGGATCCAATAACAGGAGAACCATTACCCCAAGAGGGAGATCCAAATCTTCTAGGTAATGTACCACAAGAACCAGAGATTGACGCAAATATTACTCAGGTAAAAGAACCCAAAGGTGGAGAAATATAAATAATCTTACAATACTATACTAATTTTCATGGAAGATTTACTTGACCTAATTGCAACTGACCAACCCGCTGCTGATATTTCTGATAAAGTTAAAGAAATTTTATACACAAAAGCAGCAGAAAGAGTTGATTATCTTCGTCCAACGGTTGCTAATATCATGTTTGGTGAAAATGAAGATTCTGAGGAAACAACCGGGAAAGAAGGATGATTACAAAAATTGTCACAACTCAAGTCAATACCACAACAAGTGCTGGTGCTGCTAGTAGTATTAGTGATGCAACTTGTGTTCGTTTATATAACAACACAGCAGGAATTGTAACTGTTGGTATAAACACTTTAGTTGGAGCAGCATCAACTAATTTCTTTGAACTTCCAGGCGGATCGGTTGAATTTTTAACAAAAGCAGCGTCTGATGTTATTTGGTCAACGACTGCGATCAGAGCAAATAAAGTAGCATTCACAAACTAAAATGAAACTCATCACAGAAGAAATCCAAAAAGTAGAATTTATCGTTGAAGGCAAAGGTGCCGCTAAAAAAATGTATATTGAAGGTGTATTCCTTCAAGGCAACATTTGTAATCGTAACGGAAGAATGTATCCTATGGACACTCTTTCTCGTGAGGTGAAGAGATATGACGAATCTTTTATCCAAAAAGGTCGTGCTTTGGGTGAACTTGGACACCCAGATGGTCCAACTGTAAATCTAGATCGTGTTTCTCATAAAATCGTTTCCCTCACTCAAGAAGGAAATAATTTTATTGGTAAAGCACAACTTCTTGAAACCCCTATGGGTAAGATTGCTAAATCTCTGATTGGTGAAGGAGTTTGTCTTGGTGTTTCTTCTCGTGGTGTTGGTTCATTAAAGATGAC